CCTGCATGTTCAGGTCGGTTAAAGTAACACCACGAAGGGTATCAATCATATCAACCTGACCATCAGTCAGAGCACGGGAGTTGTCAAGTTTTCCGAGGAATTCATACGGAATACCCCATGATCGTTTTTTCTCCTTATCTGAAGTGAATGCGACACGGCTCATCTTGTTGAAATACGCTTTCACCAGGTCAAGTTTCAGACCATAGATAAGGTTGTTTGAATCAATCCGCTTAACGTGGATAACACGAAGCACAATCGGCTGAATTTCGGTTGCACCACCCCGCCGGAGAGAGATAATCTTTGCAGGAGTATAGGTATATGCAACACGGACGGTCTGACCCTCTTCAATGCTGGTGGACGTGCTCTTCCGGGTAATCGTGGTATATCCCATCAGGTCTGGACCGGAGATGACATAATCCGTGTCTGCCACATATGTTTCTGGGTTGGAGTCAGTATCCTCTTTCACCGTGATAGATGTGACCTGAACGGGTGCAGAGGTTGAATAACTGCGGTTTGAGAGTCTGACCGGTTTAGTTGATGACATCGTGATGGTGTCATACGCGGTACTCATAACAACCTGGGTTCCCAGAACGTATTTGACAAACTGAGTACCACCGGAAAGTAGAGCAAGTTTCTCTGCAACCAGTTCAGTCAGTTCAACCGATAACCGTGCCTGTTCCGTATCGATGATGTCGTTAAACTCACCATCGTCAAATTCCGGCTGAATGGTCTCCGTAATCGGTTCGTATTCAACGGAACGCTTCAGACCAAGGTTGACCAGATTTGAAGATGAAAAATCCGATGACGCCCCGGTATATCTTCCTGCAAAGAGCAGACAGTTTCCGAAATAGATGCTGTCTGACTCCTGCTGAAGGTTGTGTGTTAGTGCCATATTACGTTACTCCATAGAGCATAGAGAATTTTCGATAGCTATACCAGAGATTCGTGGCGGCTTCCCGGTATGAATCCGAGAACGTGATAGGGTCAATCCCATCAACGAATATCCCGCCAACATTCCCACAAAACCCGGTCAGAGCCTTTTCGACTTTATCTGCCAGGGTTTTGCAGGATATCTCATCCTGTGTCCATGATGTGACCTGGAAGGAAATTGAACGGCCTACCGGGTTCGGGTATATCCCCCCGATATCATGATAGGTCAGACAGGGAATTGTGGTTCCATTTGGAAAGTCCGACCTGAAACATCTGATTTCCTTTGTTGCAGGAGTTCCATAGGTAAACCCGATGGACGCGAAAACATCAGAGTCATTCAACAGAATCTGTCTGATAACATCGGTTGTCATCGGATAACCTCTGATACGAATTCCTGTATGTTCTTCAGAACCGGGTCTTTCCCTTCAATCAGTGCAGGTCCCATGAACGGACGGGCCGGGATGGTGACAGATTGTGCCTGATGCCATTGTCCGTCCGGTGTCTGCCATTTCAGCATTGGAGCATTCTTCGCGGTTATCACTCCACCATTCTCGTGGATATGTGAATACAATGCAGCAGATTCCACTTCACCGACTATCGAATCACCTTCTAACCGTGCTCCGGTGGATGCAATTCCGCCGACCAGGTTTGCGGTAACTTTGTCGATATGTTCGGGCCGTGGTCCTGATGCGTTATCTTTGCATAATCCTTCGAGATAGGTCAGTGACTTGTCCACAACGGGCACCAGTTCCTGATTGATGTTCTTCAGCCGTTCAATCTTGGCAAGAACCCGGTCCAATCCCTGAACGGTCACAAATCCACCGCCTTCAGTGAACACTCTATCCATTTCGGATGAGAGTTCCCGTAAACAACTTCAGGAAGTCCGTCCACGGTATAGTTCTTCGTATATCCGGTTGATTTCCCGGCAATCGTGCTCCCGTTCTGAATACTGGTGTTCAGGGCAACCCTCAAACGTAATTGGGATATTATATGATTTCCTGATTCAGTGTCTTGAACGGGACCTTTCAGAGCATAGAACCGGCATGGAACGTTTGTCGTAATGACTGCCCCATATTGCGGTCTTCCATTGATGTATCCTGTAATAGTCCCGGGATTGGAGATATCACAGAGATGACAGAATGATGCCCTTCGAGCCATATTTTTAACCAGATAATGAAGATGCTGCCATACCGATACCTGAACTTCCCGCATCTTTGCGGGTCACTCCTGTTGACGGTTGTTTTACAGTCAGACCGGGATTAGCCCGGAGTTCTGCGGCTTTCGTTTTCAGGGACGAGATAATCTCCTGGTATGATTTCATCCAGTTTGACCCGGATGTATCAAACCTGGTTGAACCGTCTCCTGCATCTTCTGACGTGATATGCTGGTCATTCTTTGCCCGGTCAATGTAATGACAGACAAGAAGTCCAACGGCCATGTCAGAGATGGAAGCGGTTGAATTCCCTGGGTTATCCAGGTCAAACTGTCCGGTGGCCCACAGCAAAAACGTGGAAAAGTCTGCTTCCGTGATAGTTCCAGAAACTCCTATGGTGTATTCACCCTGGGATATCAGACGAATCGTATCTGCTGTGACCGCCATTTATTTATTCCTCCTTTTCTGCCGGTTTCTTTCCAGACTGCGGTTTCCCGAAGGTCTGAACCGGTTCTTCCTTGACAGGTTCAGGAATGGGTTCGGTATAGGGTTTTACCTGGGACCCAAGCTTGTATGCAAGGTCCTCTGATACCTCCATGATATCCCCCTTCTGCCAGGTCTGTTCACCCTGGTATATCTGACCAAACTGCACTTCCACTTTCATGCTCATACTCCGGTCAGTTTACAGATTGCGTTCTCATCAATGACATCCACATAGAGAACCTCATACACGTTTCCGTATACGGGAGAACTCTTTGGAGCCTTTGAATCCTGTCCGAGTTCAGTGGTCGGTTCCAGCGGGTTCAGGAGTCTGAAATACTCCATCGTCGGGTCATACGGAACGACCATAGCAGTTCCGGCAGTCAGAAGGTCGGTCTTGAAGATTGAACCCGGACCACTTTCCTTTCCGTTGTTCAGTGACTCGATGACTTCAGGAATCTCCTTGTTTCCACTGGTGGAATTTCGAGAGATACGAAGTTCAGCCATCTGGGTTGGATTGCAGATGAGATGGTATGCAGAACTCTCTACAGAATTGTTTTCGAGTTTTGCGATAGCTGCATTGACAGCCTTGTCTGCATTGCCATAGGTTCCGAAATCGAGTGAATCAGTGACTGACTGTGCAGCGGCCTGATACAGACCCTTTACCTCGTAGTTGGTTCCATCCGGCTTCCATCCCTGAAGAATCATCTGGTTCTCAAGACGGGTGATTGCCTTACCGGCAGACCGGGCGGATGCTGCTTCAAGGTTGGTTCCCTGACGCAGAAACGCTTCCATCTCCTGTTTCTCGATGATATATGGCTTTGAAAGAACCGGAAGGTCAACTTCACGGCTTCGCACCTCTACTCTGTCCCGTGCTTCTCCTTCCCGTGGGAAGTTGTACGAAACAAGAGCATCGCCCATTTCAATGAGTTTCTGCACACGTGCCCGGAATATTCCATCCCCGACACAATCCGGGTCCTGTGCGACAATCTGACGTCCAAGCATCTTGGGAGCAAGGGTTTCATGGAGTTTTGCATCCAGGTATTCCATTGCCCGGTCAAGTTCTGCCTGTGTATACTGTGAATCAGCCATTTTAGATTACACTCCTCACTTTGATCCTTGCAGATGAACTGGTGGTCGTGACTGACTCCTCTGCATATCCGACAATCCGTTCGGTTCCGGCTGAACCGCTGATGGTGGTCGTTCCGTTTGCGGCTGCGGAAGTGACATCGGTAGAACCGGACACAATCCCCAGAGCACTTGCTTTCTTGACCATACCTGCTGCATCTGCAACCAGAGCATCGTCCTTTGCAATGGTCTGTGATTTGGACAGGGTTGCGAGAATAATGAACCCTCCGCCCTTCAGAACCGGTGGAACATCGTCTGCTGCATAGATGGTGGTCATGGTTGCCGGACGTTCTGATGGTGCGGCCTGTTCGTATCCGAGCCATCCTGCCGGGTTTGAACCTGCGGTTGCGACTACCAGGTCACGGTCTCCGGTTCCCTTCTTTACAAGTCTGCCAGGGTAACAACTGGTTGCGGTCTCAATCTGACAAGATAGGTCAGTAATTGGGACATTTCCCCCCTGAACAATTGCGTTTGATACTGCCATTTACTTCAAGCCCCCTTGTGGAAGAGGTCAGAATACCGTCTTACTGGTTTTTCATCCCCGGTCTTGGTTGCAAACTTGGTTCCGGTCTTGGTGGATGCTTTCAGGGAGTTTTCCTTCCATTCAGCCACCTTGTCAAAGAGTGCGGGGTCTTTCTCCATGAACGCAGTCTTCAGACCTGCAATCTGTTCTTCAGAAGTCTTTTCACCGATTGGAACGTGCTTGTCGAGGAATGCCGTAAACGCGGCTTCCTTCTGTGCGGTCTCCTGTTCCACGAACTTTGCGGTAAGTTCTTCAAGTTTTGCAGTGGTCTTTTCCGCCTGTTCCTTCAGAGCAGTATATTCAGCATTGAGCTGTTCATACTGGGTCTGGAGTTTGGCCTTATCCTCGTTCAGAACTCCTATTTGCTGGTTCAGAACAGCAACCTGGGAGTCTGGTTGTGATGTTTCACTCATTTCAGACGTTTCCTGTTTATGTTCTTTCATCGCTGCCTGAACCTCGCTGGAACCAGAGAATAATCCCTTAACCCGGTCAAAGAACCGGTTGAATAATGGTTCAAGGTCATCGGTTTTGGTATTCCTGACCGCAGCCTGTTTTGCTGCCGGGGAATTGGAAAACCCGTATTGAACTGATGTTTTTGCTGCTACAGCTCCCGAATCTGCGGGCATTGTCCATCCATCCTCTTCAAAGACTAATACGTGACTTGCTTCGGTGATTTTAGTGACAATCCCTTCAGACTGGTTAAAAAATTCAGAACCGGATATTCCAAACCGGCCTGCATAATACAGGTCAATGGCGGCCTTTCCTTTCACTGGGTCAATATTCATTGCAGCAACGTGTCTCGGATGTCCTTCGACGACAACTCGTGAATCTGAAATATACCCGATGATTTCTCCACCGACTTCTTTCAGAGCTGCTTCCGGGTCGGCTTTGAACAGTTTCGGGTCCGGGTGAACCTGCCCGAATACAATAGGAGTTCCATTCCAGATGTCCACGGATTTTGAGAAAACATCTTCCGGATAATACCAGGTGCCGGTCTGACAACTGACCCACCGGTTGAGCATCAGGAGCGTACAGTTTGACAGAACTGTATACTCCGGTTCACCCGTTTCTGCCATATCTGGGTTATTACGTTAAACGGAATATTAGTAACTGTCTTACTAAATAACTATAAATTAATTAAGAACTAATTAATATTGTTAAATATGGATGTACAAATCTATACGATCACTGGGTTTGATATGATGTATAAACCCGTGGGACCGGGCCCGAATTGCGGACGAGTATATCTTCCTCGTGAATGGATAGGAAAAAGTGTGGCCATAGTCCTAAAAGAACTGCCTGGCGATGGTGCGAAACATGGTTAAAACGTGTGATGTGAAAGGCTGCGAATATCACCGGAGACATGATGATGTATGGCAGAACATTGACCGGGAGAATCCACATTGGGAATGTCTGACTGTATTTAGATGTCATCATCCGAATGCAAGAGCATATCGGAAACCTGATTCAACCGGTGGCGTGAAAGTTGGCGAGAATCATGAGAGGGAGTGTGGGAAAGAATGACTAAAAACGAGGATGTTTCGTGGATACCAAAGCCTGTGGGATGTTCACTGAAACGATTTACAACAGCTGAATTGGTAGCAGAACTCAAGGGACGGCACGAATTGTGCCCGGTTGTGGATGAGATGACACGCGAACCGGTTTGTCTGTGTGTTATGACAACTGAATCATTAGTAGCGGAATTGAGCAAGAGGGATGGTGTTGAATCATTGGATATTGAGTGTGCAGACGGGATTGCAAAAACAATTGTAATTCATGGGTGGAAAGAATGACTGGCGTAGAATTCGTCCGGGAGTTGTTTAGACTCGATGTATCTGATTACGACTTCAATTGTAGATGCACCACATACGATATGATTCAGTTGATGCAAAATCAAGACGATGAATTGAGAAAACGCAGAGTGGTTTGTAAAGGATGCTTTGGGAGACGTGAAAATAGGTATCAATGAAAAGGGTGTGTTACATGGTTGAATTTATTAAAGTGTATAAAGACGGTGATTGTTGGGGTGCATTTACCCGTGAGAACATTGCAGAGGGAGAATGTGCGTTTGCAGACACTCCTCGCGAAGCAGCTCAGAACCTGTTTGATGAATTGAGAATGCGGGAAGGTAAACACAAAAAAGAAGCGATACAAGGAAAGGATTGGGATTATGTGTAAGAACGTAACTGATGAAAAAATATGCCCGTTTATGTCACGCGGGTTTATCGCATTCGTGGATGATATTGGGGATTGTGAAACCGGATTACATCACATATACTGCCAGAAAGAAAACTGCATGGCATGGGGATCGAAAATACTCTATACTGAAACAAATACCGGTGCAGTGGTTAAGAGTGATGGATGCAGGTTGATACCATGATTGTATTTCAGTGTTCAAACTGTGATAAAATCCCATGCATGATTATTTGTGAGAGTGATGCAGACGTACCGGAGTTTTGTCCGTGGGACGGGACATACGAGGCGGATTGGAACATGATGCGAGTGGTGCCATGAAAATAGATGTGGAAACCCAGTGCATCATCACCCGTGAAAAATGGTGCCCGCTGGAGGAGAACAAATGAAAACCACAATTTTTGAAGATGGTCTAGATATCTTTGTGCCCGATGAAGAGATGGTGGAAATGTTCAAAATCATCAGTAAGTCTGACTATTCCAGCCCCCTGAAATACCAGATGCTCAACGAGATAATGAAACTCATACCACTGAAAACGTTGAAGGAGATACAGAATGACCTGCACCGGTCTTGATGCTGCCGTAATATCTATCTGTCAGAAGATGGAACACACATCACAGAAATACAACGTTCCTTTCAGGGACGTTTTAAGAAAAGTATTAGAATATCATGATGAATGGGAGACGGAAGAATGACTAAAAATATTATTGATATTGATTGTAGAATGAACCTGGTTATTGAAGAATGGAATGGAAAATTAATAGTTAAAGATGCGACCATCTTATCAGACATTGAACTTGAAACCATCATCCCTGGTGATGCATCCAGCGTTCCGAGATTAATTGCGGAATCTAAACTGAACACATTCCCTGTATTTCCATTATCAGCAGATGGGTATTTCATTATTCATGGTGATGCGGATTCGTTTTCGGAATGGGTAAAACAACACGTGTCTGAAATTAGGAGCGGGATTGAATGAAATACAAATGTCACGTATGCCATATCGTAATTGATGAGTCTGACCTGATAGCCAGCAACTGCCCGCAATGTAAGAGCAACCTGGGTCTGAAAGAGATGTGTCCGAGGGATAACCTGACCTGCACCCATGAGATAGTGGATAAACTAGCATATTGCCCGGAGTGCGGGGAAGCAATGTGCCCGATATGTGGGTGTCATGACGTTTCACAGATCAGTCGAATTACAGGCTACATGGCCGACGTTGCCGGATTCAATGCCGGGAAAGCACAGGAATTAAAAGGCCGGCACCGGGTAAACATCTCCGATGAGGGCATGGAATGACTCTTATCAACCTCAAATTTTCACCGGAGATGGTTAAGTAAAGACCCGTGTAAATATCATCTGACCAGGCATGAGTATCAAAATCTGTTTGATTCGGGGGTGGTTGGATGATACCACCAGTGGAAGAACGCTCTACCCGTGACTGCGGGGAATATCTCTACCAGGATGATGAACCATTAAGCAATCCTTAACAGTTGGTAACATGATGACTAAACAGGAACTAGAGGACTATAAACGCAGGATAGAATTAATCATAAACGACCCGGAGACATTGAAACGGTCTGAAGAGTTTCATCGTAAAATGCAACGAAAATATGACTACAATAGACCCTGAACTATTGAACAATCCTCGACAGTTGGTAAAATATGCTGACAAAACAGGAACTAGAGGACTATAAACGCAGGATAGAATTAATCACAACCGACCCGTCTGTATTTGGAGTAAAACGATGACAAAACTCTACCAATACCAATACAAGGAAGGTCAATTCAACGACTGGTTCTCATACACTATTGTTGATGGTTGTGTTCTCATTCACCCGGCTGATGTTCTTGATTACATCCGGTATAAAGTCGCAATAATGGGTGATGTATTCAGTTATTCCGAATGCCTGGAATGTCTGAATGATATCATGAAAGAGATATCAGCATTCGGACCGCATCAAAAAAAGTAACCATCTTGTTATCATCAACAAAATGGTTATTCGTTTTTCAACACTCTGATAACTGTTATACGACTTATTCCAAGTTTCCGGGCAATGCCGTTCTTGGAACAGGTTTCAGACATTCTTCTGATAGTTGCTTTGGTTTGTGGGTCAAGTGGCTGTCCTTTCGGCATTAATCCTCCTGGTAATAACTGCTGCCGGGGTCATCTTCGGGCATGGGTGATGCAGCCATCTGTTCAGGCAATGGGAATCCGGGCACTATCGGGGTGAAACTTCTCCTGCAATTTGGATGCTCAGTCGTCCTGTGATACGACTCTTCTATAGTCCATATGGACCCGTTTATCTCTGCACAAACGGCACACCCGCATCCATCCCTGACCATGACATGAGTGACCTGTGACGCCTTGTACCGGTCCAATGAGTTTTCGTTCAATGTTCTGACAACCTCAGTACGTGCAATACGTGAAGCCCCGGACTTGTACTGCTGTCCCATATGTTTCATGATATCATCAGCAACGGTATCAGACGGGTATATTCCATCCATCCCCCTGTATTCCCATCTCCCTAATGGTTTCCCTTCTCTCATACCCCTGGTAATGATGTCAGAGATAGCATCTGCATTCTCTTTCGGACCGTACTTATTGAACCAGTCAATGAACTCCCCGTTGATAGTGGTCCCGCCCCGGTTCAGTTCATCCTGATACCGCTGTGCGTAGGTAAGAGCAGGTTGTTTTGCGGCTGCCGGGTTGATAGGTAATTTCAGTTCCCGCTGTGCATGGATGATGCCATAGAACGCAGACTGTGCAACGGTCTCTGATATCCGTTCTTTCATCCGGTCTACCAGCTCAGACAGAATACCTGATATTGCCAGTTCGGTTGCCAGGTCAAGGTCACTCATGACCGGGCTTTCCTCATTGTGCTGATGATATCCCTGGTTGCCTCATCTATCATCTGATGCAGGTCTGTTTCCAATTCATCTGCCAGGTCATCAGCATCAGGAACGTCTTTCCTCAGTACAACATCAGGGAATGCTGTCTTTGCTGCTGTGGATACCTGCGTTGAACCGGTCACGGACTTCAGGAGACTCCATTCACCGACCAGCTGCTTGAACGAATCCTCATCCAGGCCCTCAGCTCCGGCCCGTTCCCTACATTCGTTCGGAGTCAAGAACCCGTGGACTGCTCCAAGTTCCGCTTCTTTCAGGTCAAGGTCCCGTGACCCGGTATTCATCCGGGGAATGGTGACTTCTGCCCGGTATCCCGGTGCGTAAGAGTTGTATAAGAAAAACCGGTTGATGATATCATTCAGTTGTTGTTCTATCTCTGCCTGAATACCACCGATAAACGTGGCCATGAGTTCAAGTTTCCCATTATCCGACCCTCCGAGTCTGGTGGAATCATCGTCAAAGAAACTTGCCGGGTTTAATGTGTAAATGATATGCTGATACAATGCTTCGATAATTTCAAGGTTTATGGTGTTCTCATATTTGTATTCGATAATCTCCATGTTTGACCGGAGAGAGAACGCGGTATCCTTATCCCAGTTTTCGAGAATCATGTTTGCATAATCCTCATCGGATACAAAGTCATTCGCTTCACATGCCGGTTGTGGGTTGGTAATTTTGATGAACAGGATAGGAGCTGCACCCCGTTTCATCACCTGCACGTTCGTTTCCCAGCCGTATATCAGCATATCAATAAACGGGATGATAGGTTCAATCAGGGGTGTTTCAACCAGTCCATCCACAATCGGTGACTGACATATGATGATATCATCCGGGTTCAGGAGTTCTGCCTTGTTGGACCCGACTGTCTGCCAGCATTCGATATTTTCACCTGACGGGTCCAGGGTTATCCCTAACAGGTATTCAGTATATTTTTCCCGGCCTGATGGCTGTTTGGCAAACGAGTGAGGGGGGAGTCTGACCAGTTCCTTCGGTGCAATTATCCCGAACTCGTTCTTTTCCCATACCGGGTTGAATATCGTGGGGCCGTAAAAGAACTTGTCGTATAATCGGAACTGTCCGGCAGTCAACAAAGAAAACTTCGGACTCTTGAGCAGGTTTGAGAGAATTAATTGGGTTTTCTCATCCACATCGTTATTCGGGTCATATACTGCCAGGGTCGGCAGTTTGGAGAATACCATTGCAGAGAACTTAATAAACAGACCTTTCCCGTATGCGGTGCGGGAAAACTTGTATAACGTGTCCACCGTGATCGCATTTTTCGCAAAATTCTTGATATTGCTGATATATCTGGTTCCTGACCGGGACGGAACCGTTATCGACACCATACCGTAATATTCGATGTCTATATTTAAAACTGTCGTATATTGTTGAACGACTTTAAGTATTCTGTTAAATTTATCCGTGGTTTTCCTGGGTATCCTCGCATGATGATACCTATCAGGAACAAAAAAGAGGTTGCGCGAATCAGGGGTTTCTTCGCTGTGCTACACGTTCCAGAGCTTGTTCTGATATGTTCACCAGAAACTCCTCGTTATGCGGGGAATATAGTTTCTCACTTAATTTTGCATCCATTCGGGTATCCATCTCTTTTGAGACCTTATCCACAATCGTATAGATTAAATCCCGTCTCAGGTCTTTTCGGTTGATATAATACTGTAATGCATCTTCTACCAGGTCTGTGAGCGAACAGTATTCTCCACATGATACCAGTGATTCGCATCGACGTTTCAGGGTTGGCGAAATCCTGCACGTAATCTGTTCAGATGGTCCAACTTTCCCTGCCATGAATATACCGTATTGCATTACGGAGTAGTGAAAAGCGACACGTATATCATGTCGAAATAGGCACCCTAATATGTTACTATGAATGCAGATTTTTGCGTATGCATTAATTCCGGTCGGTTTGATGTGGTTCTGGACTGGTTCACCACCATATCCTGTGCAAAACAGTTTATCAACGAAGTAAAACCCCTATGTGACTATCCAATTGAAATCAAACCGGCTGCTGAAGTGAGAGAACTGATAGTCGGATATACGTCTGACCGGGTTATCACATCAGTACGTATCGAAACGGGAAACGAACAGTAATACCCGCCAACCTATTTTTCAGTAAAAAATGTTTGAACTATTCGGAATTTCCGATAAGTTCAGTCAATTACTACAGCAAACACTTCTTTATTCATCTCCTGTTTCGGGAGATAGATTCGTGATGCTGATGCCTGTTTGCTTGCCGTCTTTGAATCGTATATGCTGACATGCCGGGGAAACATCTTTGCCAGGGTCATATCATCCCCAGATATTTCAACATACATCTCTATCTCATCATCATCCAATACAAAAGCGACAACCTGTTTTCCAATCGCGTCTTTCGGTAGATAGATGCCACCGACTGACCCGGCAGGCATGACCACTTTATCTGGAAACCATCGGAACGTGGTTCCTTCAAACTGTTTTGAGTATTTCGCATCTGGGAACGTTGCATCTATTGTTACGGTCATTTTTCCTCCATTATGATAAGATTGTTTTCTCTGGCAACCACCAGATATGTTCCCCCCTCATGGGGAGTGGGGGCATCTACCATTCCATACGAAACGTGGGGCCCAAATCCGGGCCCCTTCGCGTAGCAGAAATATTTTTCATTTCTTTTGGCGGACGGCCACCAAAAGTCAGGAGACGTTTCATCTCCTGAAAATATGAAAAATAATAAGTGTGGAGTTTCCTCCACACAATAAAACAGATATTCCCCATCTTCCGCCTCACGGCAGAAGATAGACTCTGGCCTGGGAGAGGACCCGACACCGACGGCCTCCTCATCTCCGTACATATCTGATGCTCCTGGATACATCAGACCACCTCCTGCACAATGTACGTGTGCATGATTGCCCCAAAGGAGTCCATCTCCTCTGGGGTTAAATCCACCCCCCGCTTTTCTGATGGTAATCCCGGCATATCTACAGTTGTGACACTGTTACAAACCGATGCTAGATGCAACGGTAATACTCCATATACATCTTTTCCTTCGATTTGTTCCTGGGTTGCATGGGAAATGACTTCCCCTTCAACACCATTCTTTTTCAACCACTGAATTAACCCGGTGTGCCGGGTTACTATGATTGTCATTGACATCTCAACCACCAGTAAAATTATTTCCGGGTCAGTTCCCGGTATTCCCCCATCTCCCCTGACCGGCTGACTCCATCCCATTCAAACTCAAATACGTCCTCTGCACCCTGTGACCAGGACAGGTGAGATGTCCAGTCCTCATCAATTCCCCACTGGTAAACCGCTTCAATGAGTGACCGAAGTATCTCCTGTGACTCATCATCCTGATACCACCAGTTCCCCTGTGCTGCACCAGGGTCACTCTTCCCTGTGTATCCGGTGTTCCGGTCAAAGAAGTTCACTACAGGTTCTCTGATAGGGTTCCATGTGACTTTGCAGGATATCTCCTCTTCTCCATACCGGAAAATAACGGTTTGTGAAGAGGTCATCTCCTCTTCTGACCTGTATATCCCCTCATCGTTGATGATGGCTATATCGCCACCCTGTTCGATGACTGCATCTCTCAATGCTCTGGATATGGTGATGAGTTTCATATCTCCGTGAACATTTTTCTGACCCTGTTCAATGCTTTCTCTCAGTTCGTCCGGGTCATCCACCCATTCCATTGCATCGGCTATTGCTTCTTCATCTGTTTTCCCGGTTCCGAAAATTGCATACCCGTTCTGATATACCGCCTTGTATGTTTCTTCCATGTTTCTCATCTCCAAAAAATTAATTGTCCTTTTTCACTACCTTGTAGAATGGAACTGATTCAAGGTATCCGTCTGAATTGATTACTGTGATTGATATTTCGTTTACTGCTACATCCACAATTTCATCTTCGTCGGAATTGTATTTCAGGTGTTCAATTAGTGAATCGATCTCCCAGGTTTCTGATCCATCAGAAATTAACACTTCGTCAGGATTATTCAGGAGGTCTTTCAGGGTTTCAACCGCTTCTTGCCACGTCATTTCTACCATGTTTCTCATCTCTCCTTTGCAGGTATTACATACTATAGTTATACCTATAACTATTTAATACTTATTATCTATATGTTGAATGTATAAAATAAGTAGTTTGAAAGTATCAGAACCCGGCAGGACCTGACCGCCTGCTACGGCTTGACCTGATACCACGGGGAACATGAGCCATACCTGGTGATGGTCTGGATATTTCTGCACGGTTCCTGGTTGTAAGGTCTTGGACAAGATACCGCAAGGCATCGCAACAATGGTCGTTTACCTTTTTTGGCTTGTCCTCGCCTCGTTTCTGTGCGTTCTCATCCCACACATACGCGGAAAACTCCTTTCTCATGTTTTCGCATGACGGGTCAATGAATAGGGTTTCAGATGATAACAGTTTTGAGACTTCCTGAATACCAGGTATGACATCGTTTATGGCTTCCCTGACTGCATATCCCCGGCTGCGTAACTCAGCTATAAAACTGGTTGCTGACGGGTCTACAGTGATGTATCTGACTCGCTTGTCCACGAACCCGGTCATCAGGTCTCCGAGTTGTCTATCTGTTAATTGCCCGGATTGCGAGGAATCATGATATAATTCCTTCATGACATGAACGTTCCCGGTTGGTTTGTGAATTCCACCCATGAGAAATACGGACGGGTTTGTCACACCATAATCCACGGATACGACAATGTTCTCCATGTCTCCTGTTGGAGCAGGTCTGACGTGTTTACTCTCATCCCACATTGGATAAACCACACCCTCAGCTAATACCCACAACCCTTCAATATACCGCTGATACCATAACCCGGTGAACTCCCGTTTCAGGGCTTCCACGTAATCAGGAGATAGATATGGGTTATCAGCCAGGGTGAAGTGCCAGATGTTTGCTTTGATTAAATCAGCCGCATCAATTAGTTCTGTTTTCATCCAGTGATACGGCGAATCCGGGTTGGTTGTGACGTATAACTGAGCATTATCCTCTGATAAACGGGTTTGAAGCATCTTCATGAACTCTTCAGGGATGATGGTTCCCTCATCCACGTATGCATACTGAAGGGTCTGGCCTCGTATCTTGGATTCGGACCGGGCATCGTTTGCACCGGCCAGATAAACCCGCTTCCCATACAGTATCATCTCACCCGCACCCTTGTTTACCTGGATAACGGAAGAGGGTAACATCTCCTGCATAGGGTTGATGATGTTTCTCATCAGGGTTCGTTCGGTCTTCCCTACCATCAGGCATTCTGCGGTTGCCTCGTTTTTAACTAAGTGAATCCATTTGATGATGGAGGAAATGGTTTTCGATGACCGGACAGACCCATGCAAAATATTGATACGGGCCGGTGGTGCCAGGATGAACGCTTTCCCTTTACCCTGTGGCTTCTGTAGTTTCAGGCTCATTTTTTAATATTTCAACCAGTTCGTCAATTGCTCCGAATTCGTCTATATTGTCGGCAGATGTGAACTCTTTTATTTTTTCCATGCACGTTGCCCATTTCACCATTGAATCAAGCAGGGAGTTTGTAGAACCGGCAGGAGGTTTTATTTTGGATTCCCCTTTCTCATCCATATCCCGCCAGTATGTCTTCCATTGTTGTTGCTTGTATTTGAGGTCAGACATGAGCACGAACCCGACTGCGTTCACCGCTTTGGACAACCCGGATACCATATCCGTTGCCATTGCCTCTGCCCGTTCTTTCACCTGGTCGTTGGTGGACCATTCCTCATATGACTTGATTCGTTCTAACCAGTTGAACTTGTTTGACCAGAGGTACATAGTCCGGACAGGTCGTTTCATAATTCGTGCAAGTTCTTGCATCGAACGTGTAGAACCCATGTCCCGGTATGTTTTGAACGCCTGCCATTGCTCGGCCTTTTCACCTTTTAGTCGTTCAAATTGTGGCGGTGTCATTGTGCAACTTTATGATCAGTTTGTGCAACTTTTACCCGGATATCAGTTTCAGGAACTCATCTTTCAGTGATGGGTTCCTATGGAACTCCCCTCTTACTGCTGAAGTAATCATACAGGATGCTGGTTTCTTTACCCCTCGGATTCTCATACAATCGTGACCAGCTTCAATGACCACAATACATCCCCTCGGCTTTAGGTTTTCTTCCAGGAAGTCTGCTATCTCGTTGGTCATCTTTTCCTGAA